ATCTGGCCCTCGACCGTCTGGCGGTGCTTTTCCTCGGCATCGATCGCCTGCTCGGCGATCTGGTTGGCGAGCTGGGCCTGGCTGATCAGGTCCTGGCGGATCTGCTTGGCGAATTCCTGCTTCTCGGTGAGTAATTCGACGGCCTTGCGGTATTCGTCGATGCCAATACGGCCGCTGGTGTACAGGCCGTGCAGCTGGTTGAGTTGCTGGAAGAACTTGGGATCGAGCCCGACGTCCTTCATGGTGAGCTGCTGGTACAGCTCCATCGCAACGTCTTTCGCTTGTTTTAGCGATTTCTTGGCGCTGTTGCCGGGTTTCTCGACGATGGGTGCGGCGCGGTTGGCCGCGGCGGCGACGGTGGCCATGGCCTGAACGCCGGCACCGCCAGCGTCGTTCCACAGGCGCTTGAGGCTGTCGACCTGCTTCTGCCACGCGGTGGCGTTGTCGACTTGCACCTGCGCCATGATGTCTTTGGCGCCAGCGAAGTTGCCCTGCGTGACCGCGACGATGGCCGCGGCCGCGGCGCCGACGAACCGGCCCAGGTTGCTGAAGATCTGCACACCCGACGCGGCGACGGTGTACAACCCCTTGAGCGTGTTACCCAGCACGGCCGACGCGGTGGTGAGCGCGCCGGTGTCGGTGGCGCTGCTGAGCATTTCGCCGGCCAGCGTGGTCAGCGTGGGCAGCAACTGCGCCGCGATCTGGCGCCACACGCCCTGCACGCCCATGCCAAGCAGATCCAGCGTGTCGTTGAACTGCTCGGCCTGCTTGGCGCTGTCCTCGCTCATGGTCAGGCCGAGGCGGCGTGCCCAGTCGTCCATCTCGGCCAGGGCGTCGCTGCCGCTGTTGAGCAGCGGGATCATTTCCGCGCCGCTCTTGCCAAAGACCTCCTGAGCCAGCGCGGTCTTGGCCGCGCCGTCGGCGTAGGTGGCGAACTTGTCGGCCACGTCGCCCAGCACGTCGCGCATGGGGCGCAGCGCGCCTTCGGCGGTCTTGACGTTGACGCCCATGGCGGCGAACGCCTTGTTGCCGTCGGCCATGGACCTGCCAAGCCGCGCCATGCTTTTCTCTAGCACGTCGCCGCCCAGGCCGGACTGCTGGAACGCGAGCTGCAGGCCGGCCAGGTCCTTCACCGCGACGCCGGTTTTCTGGCTGAGCTTGCTCATCTCGTCGGCGGCGTCGATGGCGTTCTTGACCACGGCCGCGAGCGCGCCGATGGTCAGGCCCGACACCAGGCCCGCCATGCCGGACTTGAGGCTGCCGAACTGGCGCTCGACCTCCTTGATGCCGGCGACGACGGCGGGCTGGCCTTCGAGTGCGAGGCGGATCTTGGCGACGCTCTCAGCCATGCTCAGCCCCTGCCCTTGCGGGCTTCACGCACGGCCTGGGCGTGCCATTCGCGCAGGGCGACGGCTTCGCACTCGCGCAGGTCATCGAGGATCCGGCCCAGGCTGGCTTGGCCATTGCGCGGATGGGTGCGGTAGCCCTGCGCGCCGAGCCAGGCGCAGACGCCGGCGTAGTCGAGCCCGCTGCGCAGGGCCGGGCCCATGCCGCCGCAAGCGTGGCGCCATTGGGTCTGCACGGCGTGCCAGGCGAGCCAGGCGGGCAGGTTGTCGGGCCACAGGACGGCGCGCGCTGGCACCGCGATGGCGGCCGCGGCGTCGCCGACGATGCGAAGGCCGAACGCCGATGCGGCGTCGCCCAGGTCGTGGTCTGCGTCGGGTTCGGGCTGACTGGCGTCTTGGGCATCGTCTGGGTCAGTGGTGTGCGTGGCGGTGGTGAGCTGACCGCGCGCCCAAAGCCGGGTCAGCTCGCGGAGTTTTTTCGGCGTCCGGCGTCTCCGTCGCTGGCGAAAATGGCCTTCTGGTAGGCGATGAAGATCAGCATCTCGACGCCGACCACGGACAACATGGCATCGAATGACTCGGCGTTGAATTCGGCCGGCTTGCCGGCTTCATCAACGACCAGCTGCTGGCCGCGCCAGCCGCTGATGTGCTCGCGCAGGAAGTCGGCGACCGGCATGTGGGGGTTCTCGGCGCGCGGGCCGAAGTGGGCCTGCCACTCTTCGACTGACAGGCGCTTGCCCGTGAGGTGGAAAAAAAAGTTCTTGCGCACGCGGCCGGAGCCGATGTCGAGGTTGACGGGCACATCGACGGTGTTGTCGATGACGAGCTGGTACTTGGTCATGGGCGGGGGTGGCTCCGGGCGCTTACACGCAGACGATGCGCAGTTCGTCATTGCCGAGGTCGGGCTCGGCGTTGAAGTCGTTGGACAGCAGCAGCACGCCTTCGTAGTCCTCGTAGCGCGGGTTCAGGCGCATGGCCTTGGGTACGTGCACCAGCACCTGCTTGCCGGCGGCGCTGCCGTGCAGCAGGCTGACGGCGGTGGCGGTGTTGGCGTTGATCTCGGCGCGCATGGATATTTCCTGCGCGGCGGTGACTTCGATGGCAAAGCTGCCGGATGGCTTGCGGTCGGTGATGTCGACGCCGGAGCAGCCCAGCATGGCCAGGTACTTGACGTCGTTGTTCATGTTCAGCGTGAGGCCGCGCGAGCAGTATTCGGTGCCGCCGGTGATGGCGGCGCTGGCGTAGGTGGCGCCCAGGGTGAGCTTGCCGGTGTTGGCGCTGTTGACGACCTCGGGCACCTTCCAGTCTGTGTAGGTGCCGGTGGGCGTGGCGGCGACGCTGCCGCCGTCGGTGCCGATGAAGCTGAATTGCAGCGTTGGGCGGTCGCCCTCGGGCTGGTTCAGGGTGACGGTGCCCATGCAGCCGAGCGCGGTGTGCACCACGCCATCGGCCGCGTACTTGATGGTGAGGGTCTTGAAGGCGTCGCTGATGGGTGTGTATTCGACGCTGGTGGAGGCGGTGACGACTTCGGCGAATGCGCAGGCGAGCAGCAGCTTACCCCAGGGCGGCGCGGTGCCGGCGGCGCCGCTGGTGGATAGCTCGACGGTGAAGTCGATCTTGAGGTTGCGGGTGCCGACCAGCGTGCCGCTGTGACCCATCATGGGTCGGATGAGGTTGCGCTCGACGTTGCGGTATTCGACCTCGAAGCTAGCGTCGCTGATGAGCAGCGCGTCGGCGGCGGCGGGCGTGGCGTCGGTGCCCGCGGTGGTCTCGATCTTGGCGAGGATCAGGGTCTTTTTGAACTTGCGGGCCATGGCGGGTTACTCTCTTTCGGTGGTGGGTTCGGTGGCGGCGGGTGCGTCGGCGTGGTCTGGCAGCGGACGCAGGCTGCCGTCTGGCAGGCGCTCGAAGCGGCCGCCGACCTGCGGGTCTTGCGGCACGGCGGGCGCCGGTGCGGGCGCGGTGGTCTTGGCTTTCATGGCGGCGCTCATGTCCAGGGTTGCAGGGTGGCGGCGGGCGTGCGGTGCACGACGGTGATGCGCAGGCTGGCGCAGGTGTAGGGCACGTCGTCGGCGTCGCGGTCCCACTCGACGGCGGCTTCGTCGGCGGGGTCGAGCAGGCCGAGGCCGGCCGGGCCGAAGTCGCGCAGGCTGGAGAACACCTGGCCCAGCAGCCCATCGACCACGGTGTCGGCGTCGTCACCGCCGGGTACGCTGCGCGCGGCGCAGTCGATCAGGACGGTGGTATGCCAGTCGTGCGCCTCGATGACCGAGGTCATGGCCTGGCTGTCGGACAGCCGCAGGTTGATGGCGCTGGCCTCTTCCTGCGCGATCGGCCGCACGCGGCCGGCGTACACGGGCACACCGGCCAGCGCCGGCGCCGCCATCAGGTGGGCGGCCAGCGCGTCGCGCAGCTGCAGGAAGGCGGTGGCGCTCACGCGGTGCGCTCCAGCAGGAGGGCGGAGACGCCGGTGCCATCAGGCCGGTGCTCCGCGATACGGAAGTTGCCGGCGGGCAGCGCCAGGGCCTTACCGACCGGCGCGGCGGGCACGCTGGCGGTGGGCAGCGTGAAGGCTGGTGCGCAGGCGGCCATGCCGGCGGCGCCGACCTCGGCCACCACATGGTCGGCGTCGAAGATGCCGCGCACGGTGACGCCGGCGAGCGTGCCGGTGACGGCGAACTCGTCGGTGTTCATGAGCGCTGGGATGTCTTCGACGTGAAACACGGCGGTCAGTCCTTGGCGTCCTTGGGCCTGGCGGCCTTTCCGGTGCCGCGCGGGGCCTTGTCCTCATGCAGCACGGCGCTGCCGCGGCGCACGAGGTACTCGGCGTCGCGCTCGGGCACGTCGGCCACCGATCCGGCCGCGTGCAGCTCGCCCGCCACATTGCTGTGGCGGGTGAACAGCAGCCGGATGGTCGAGGCGGCTTTCACGGCGCTGCTCATCAGGTGGTGATGAACTTGCCAGCCGCGAAGGACTCGGGGTGACGCACGGCCACGTCCACGTCCTGCAGCGCCACGATGCGCACGGTGCCGCTGGTGCTCCCGGTGTACGGGTCCACCATCAGGTCGAGACCGCCCCACAGGCCGATCAGCAGGTCGGCCCAGTTGCCGAAGATGATGGCCGACAGGTCGGTGCCGCTGCCCTGCGTCAGGTTGGACGGCACGGCGTTGGTGACCTCGGCGCGGTAGCCGTTCAGCGGCGTGCTGCCGCCGCCCCAGACCGGGATGCCGGTGCCGCTGCCGTCGATGTAGGTCACCTTGGCCTTGCCGCGGGCGCGGGCGTTGGTCAGGTAGGCCAGCGTGCCGATGTCGGCGTTGTCGACGGCGACCTCGGTTTCCAGACCGACGATGCTGGCGTGGTTGAGCGTGTCACCGTTGGTGCCGCCCAGCGTGCCGATGCCGGTGGTGTTGAGGATGCCGCGCGGCTCGGGCGCCGTGCCGCTGCCGCTGATGGCGGCCTGCTGGATGGCCAGCGCGAGCACCTTGGCCAGGTCGCCCTGGACAAAGTTCTCGACATCGATGCTGGACTGCAGGAGCAGCTTGCGGCTGATGTCGGTGAATGCGCCGACGGTCTTGGGCGACAGGGTGACCTGGTCGAAGGCCTGCTGGCTTTCGGTCGGGCTGCCGCTTTCGGCCACCCAGTAGGCGGTGGCGCCGCCGGTCTGGCGCGGAATGGCGACGTTGCCGACCAGGTCGGTCAGCAGCGTGGCACCCATGCCGGGCAGCAGCAGGCGGTGGCGCAGCAGGTCGATGAAGCTGTCGGCCTTGAGATCGGTGGCGACGGTGTGGCCGCCCGCAGTGGCGGTGCCGACGGTGAGGTCGCGGCGCAGCACTTCGCCGGGCACGTAGATGCCGCGGCTCTGGCGGCCGAGCTTGTCGCAGGCGGACTGGCTGACCTCGATCTCGAACGCGGCGGCTTCCTGCGCGCGCTTGTCGCGCGGGTTGGCCAGGGCGTTGATGGCGCGCAGCATGCTGTAGCGCTGCACTTCGCGCTGGCTCAGGCCGACATCGCTGGTGGGCGTGGGCTTGGTGCCCAGGGCTTCGAGCGCGCGGGCCTGGAAGTCCTGCACGCTGGTGCCGTCGCGCACGGACTCGGCGGCGAGCTGCTGCAGGCCGTGGGCCTCGCCGATGGCGATGATGGCGGCGGCGCGCTTGCGCTCGTCCTGGGCGCTGGGTTGCGGCGCCGCGGCGGGCTGGGCCGGCACGGTGGCGGCGCGCACTTCGGCGGCGGGTTGCGGCTCGGGCTGCGGGGCAGCGGTGTCTTTGTCGGACATGGTGGATTTCTCCGAAGGTTGGGGCGATGTGACGGGCTCGGCGCTGCGGCCGATGCCGACGCGGGTGTCGGCGGGTACGGAAACGATGGAAACCTCGAACGGCTCCCAGTCGGTGACGCGGTAGGTGCCGACACCGTCCGACTCGGACTCGAGCGTGGCGGCGTGGATCACGTAGCCGGTGGAGACGTTCTGGCGGATGCCATCGACCACGTCCTGGAACACCTCGCTGGCGCGCGCGCTTCTCCCGAAACGCACCACGGCGCGGGCAACCCTGTCCGCGCCGATCTGCACCGATTCGATGACGCCCACCTGATCGCGGGCATCGTGGTCCATCAGCAGGGGCGCGCCGCGCTTGAGGCGTTCGGTGCGCATGCTGCCGTTCTTGTGGTCCAGAACTTCGATGCCCCAGTAACGCTCGACTGGCGTCTCGCTGGAAAACGCCAGCGTGGCGGTGCGGGACTCGGCATCAACGGCTTCGCGGGCGAATGTGAAAAAGCGCTCGGCCTTGGTACCTGGTTGCAGGGCTTCGATGGGCATGGCCCGGATGGTCGGGCCGATGGGTGTGCGCGGTTAAGGCAAAGCGCGCACAGGTGGCGCGTCAGGCGTTGGCGCCCTGCTGTTCGGTGTCGTCGTCTGGCGTGCTGACGCCAGGCGCCGGCGGGCGCGCGGCGCCGGAGTCTTCAAGGCTGACGCCGTAGTGCTCGGCCAGGCGGCGCTCGCGCTGCAGGTCGGCGAACACATCCTCGATGTCGAGGCCCATCTCGGCGGCCTGCATGCTGGCGCTGGCCAGGCGCGCCTGGCGCGCGAGCAGGTTGGCCTGCATGTCCTTGACCGGATCGACCCAGGGCCAGCGACGGCCCTGGAAGCGGTGGTCGAGGAACTTCTCGGTTTTCTCGGCCGGCAGCGCCGAGCCATTGGCCATGCGCACCGTGCCCTTGAGCAGCGCGATGCGCAGCGCGCGCAGGTAGACGGGTTCGACCACGGCGGCGACGAACCACTCCTGCAGGGCGCGCCATTCGTCGCGTTCGTCGATCAGGCCGGCGCGGATGCTGCTGAAGTTGACGCTTTCGAGGTCGCCGGACAGACTGGCGTAGCTGGTGCCCATGCCGGCCGCGATGCTGCGCAGGATGGCCTTGTGGAAGACCTCGTACTGCTCGGTCGGGTAGGCGGGGTTGAAGGACTCGAGGTTGTAGCCCGCGGGCAGCTCGTGGAATTCGCCCGGCTCGGCGCTGGTGACGAGGTTGACGCCGTCGGTCTGCTCGTCGCCAATGGGCTGCTGCACGGTGTCGGGCGATCGGGTGTAGAAGCCGACCTTGCTGGCGCCGACCCTGGCGTTGATGATGGCGGCCTCGCGGTAGGCGGAAAGGTCGTTCAGGCGGCGCAGGGCGGCATGCATCCAGGGCACGCCGCGCGTCTGTTCCAGTTCGGTTGGCAGGAAGGCGTGCAGGATCTCGCTGGCGGGCACGCGCTCGCGCGGGCTGCCGCCGGTCGAGCGCAGCCAGTAGGCCCTCGGGCGCTGAAAGCTGTCGACCTCGACGCCCATGACGACGGCGTTGCGCGCGCCGCCGGGATCGATGTTGTAGCCGGTATCGAGCCGGTTGATGTCGAGCAGCTGCACCTGGTAGCCGTGCCGTCCCTGCCCCACGACGTGGCGCAGCAGGACTTCGCCGTCACGCGCGACGGTGCGGGCCAAGAGGCGGAAGGCATCCTGTCCGCTGAGGCGGCCGGTGATGTCGAAGCTGCCGGCCTTGCAGAAGTCGGCCCACCACACCTCGATGGCCCAGTTGGCCGCGGAGTCTGGCTTGCCGGGCGCGTCTTCGACGGCGGCGATCAGGCGCGGGCCCGACGGGCCGGCGATGTTGCGCGCACACAGACGCAGGAACTGCGCGACGTGCTCGTTGTCCTTGGACTGCTGGCGGCTGCGGGCGCGCAGGCGGTCGAGATCGCCGCGCAGCTCGCGGTCGATGCTGTTGTTGGCCGCGGTCCAGCTGGCAGTGAGGCGGTCGACGGCGGCGGCGGCGTAGGCGCGGCGGTGCTTGCCGGCGCCGGGCAGCTCGCCACGGTCGGCGCCCTTGTCGATGTTCCACGAGAAACCGCCCTTGATGGCGGTCAGGACGGTTTGCAGTGCGCCCATCGGTCAGAGCCTCGTGAGGATGCGCCGGCCAGCCCCGGTCTGCTGGCCGGCGCGTTCGGCGTTGACCTCGGCGCGGTAGCGGTCGCGCAAGCGCAGCAGGTCGGGGATGGGGATGTACTTGAGCTGCCGGCCGGCGATCTGGTATTCGTCGATGCCAGAGCCGGCGCGGCCTTCGAGCTTGGCCTCGATGGCGGCGAGCGTGCGCTCGGCGTGGCTGCGTAGGTCGGTGCCGGCGATGAGCGCGGCGATGCTGGCGGCGATCTGGATCTGGCCGGTGGCCAGGGTGTAGCGGTCGGTGCCGTCGCTGACGGTGGCCTGCCAGCGCACGGCCCCGGCCGGCCAGGACGCACTGGTAGCGGGCGGGATGCGCACGGCCCAGGCGTCGCCGTCAGGCACGCCGTTGATGGTGACGGCCGCGCCGGCGACATGGAACACGTAGGCGAGCTGCCAGGGGCCGGCGGGGTAGCGGGCATCCTGCACGGTCCAGGCAATGGTGTCGCCGGCCGTGGCCTGGGTGGGGGTGGCTGTGGTCATGACTTGGGCGGATTCTTAGCGGGGCATGTGTGCGCGGTTAAGGCAAAGCGGGCACAGGGTCAGCCGTCGGTCAGCACCTGGCCGGCGCCGCCCATGACGACGCGGTACACGGTCTTGCGACTGACCTGGAAGCGTCTGGCCACCACGCTGACGCTGGCGCCGGCGCGAAAGGCGCGGCGAATTTCGACGTCGCGCCGGATGATGGCGATGGCGTTGGATTCGCCTTGCTTGGCGATGTAGCAGCGCTCGCCGCCCCAGTCGGCGCGGATCTCGGCGTCGAGCTGCTGGCGCGCGCCATCGTCGAACGCACCGCCGCCCTGCAGGTGGGCGCGGATGCGTTCGAGAATGTCGAGGACGATGTCGTTCTGCATGGCTTACCAGGTGGTGGCGCTGAAGCGGGGGCGCTGAGCCGTGCGGCGCGCGGGTCGATCGATGGCCGGCTGGACGGCATCGGACGCCGCTGGTGGCGGCGGCGCGGCCGCATCGAACAGCCCGGGCTCGCGCGGGCAGTACTTGGCCTCGCGCCGGGCCCAGCCGGGCTCGCGGTAGGTCTGGATCCCGAGCCAGCAGGCGGCGGCGTAGGCGTAGACCATGCAATCGCCACCTTCCTCGCGCTGGCCGGCGGGGGTGATCCAGCGCATGACGGCCTTGCCGTTGACGGTGGCGGGCATGAGGCGCGCGGCGGTCATCTGCTCGAATTCGTCGGTGCTGGCCAGCGCCTTGGGCACGTGCACATAGCCGGGTCCGACCTGGCCGATGCGCATGCGGCCATGCAGCAGGTGCTTGGCGGTGTCGGTGCCGATCTGCCAGACCTTGACGCCGCGGGCGATGGTCTTGCCGCGCCAGTTGATGTCGATGGCGCTGGGCCGGCCGATGACGGGGCGGCCGTACTGGCTGGCGCCCTTGACGGCCAGGACGTTGGCGTGGCTGTGGGCGCGGCAGTAGCTGTAGACGGCGTGGGTGTTGTGGCCGCCTGAGTCGACGCAGGTGGCTTCGATGAGCATCTGGGCGCCGACGGCGTTGAGCACGGGGGTGCGGCGGATCTCGGTGAGGCGGGTCCACGGGCTGCCTTCGGTGCCTTCGTCGAGGTTGGGATCGCCGTAGATGATGTGGCGGGCGATGAGCCAGGATTCCTCGCCTCGGCCGAAGGCCCATACGCGGGCTTCCAGCCGGTCGGGCTGGGTGTCGACGCCCATGGTGAGCATGAGGCCGCCGCGCGGGACGATGCCGAGGTCGTAGGTTTCGGCGCGGGCGCCCAGGCTCTTGCTGTCGGCGCCGGTGCCCTCCTCTTCCCAGGTCTCGGCAAGGCTGGAGTTCTTGAACTTCTTCAGCGGCGCGCTGTTGCCGATGCGGTTGGCTTCGATGGCCTGGTCCCATTCCTCGACGAGGGCGGCCCAGGACTTCCAGCCGAGCGGGCTGTAGAGCTTGTTGAGCCAGAAGCCGGCACGCTTGCCGAGGCCGGCGCCGGGCGCGTCGGCGATCCAGACGCCGTCGCGCAGCATGGCGTCCTTGCGCCACTCTTCGATGGTGCCGCCGCAGTGGCGGCAGATGTAGACGGCGGTCTCGGGCCGGGCCTTGCCGGTTTCGGACTTGAGCCACTTGAGGCCCCATTCCGTTTTCGCGCCCCACAGCAGGATCTGGCGCTCGCCGCAGTGCGGGCACGGCACGTGGTACTTGCGCTGGTCGCTGGCGAGGTATTCGGCCTCGATGATGGACCGGCCTTTGACGGTGCAGGTGCTGGCGATGAGCAGTTTGCGGCGCGCGAAGTTGGACATCCTCTCTTCTAGCAGGCCGAGCGGCGGGCCTTCGTTGTCGACGTCGGCGGGCCACTTGTCGACCTCGTCGGCGACGGCGAATCCGAGCGGCTTGGATGCCAGCGATGACGCGCTGTTGGCGCCGCCGAAGAACAGGGTGAAGCCACCCTGGATGCTGCGGCTGCGCCAGGAGGTTGATTCGTCGCGGCTGCGGCGGATGGCGATCAGGCCGTCGAGCGCCGGGGTCTGCGTGATGGTGGGCAGGAAGCGCTGCTGGCTGTGGTCATGGGCATCCTGCAGCGTGGGCTGGACCATCATCATGTCCTGCGGGTCGGTGTGGATGCGCTGCAGGACGGCGTTGTAGAGCACCTCGGACTTGCCCAGCTGGGTGGCGAACCAGAGGGCGACGCGCTCGTATGGGCTGTGCGCGCTGGCGGCTTCCATCGGCTCGACCAGGTACGGCGTGCGTTCGTTGCGCCAGAGGCCACGCTCCGGGCCCTTGGCGATGTGGCGGTAGCGCGCGGCCCATTCGGCGACGGAGACGCGCGGGGGCGGCGCGAGGTAGCGCACGGCCCAGGCCTGCTCGAGCTCGAGCGCACGGATCTCGTCGGTGGGCAGGTCGCGCGCGTTCATGCCGGCTCGGTGGGCTGCGGGGCGGCCGGCGCCGCCGCCAGGTTGACAGCCGCCAGTTCGGTCAATGCGGCGTGTATCTCGGCTTCCAGCATGTTCTGGATGGCGGCGGGGTCGGACTCCGACGCGAGGCGCGGCGCGATCCTTGCCGGGATGTTGAGCAGCGCCTCGCGCGCGGTGGCGTAGCGGTGGCCGACGCGCTCTTCCATGACGTTGACGCGCAGCAGCGAGCCGGCCTGTTCCTGGTATTCGAGTTCGCGCAGCTTGGCGGTGAACACGCGCTCTTGCGTCTGCGCCTTGCGAAACAGTACGTCGAAGTTGCCGCCCGATGCGCCCGCGCCTGACGCCGGGTCGCGCTCGCCCAGCCTGGCCATCGGCGCCGAACCACCGCCCGAGTTGCGGCCGTTCGCGGCACGGCCGAGGTCGGCGGTGTTGCGGATCAGCCGGTCGGACGCCTCGAAGTTGACGCGCTGCTTGCCGCCATCATCGACCAGCACCAGGCGGCCCTGCGACTTGAGCTTGGTCACGTAGGCATTCGACGAGCCGATGTGGGTCGCATACTCGCTGAGGGTGCCGGTGCGCATGGCGGTCAGATCTCTGGCACGCCGCGCTGGGCGGCCACCTGGCCGAATGTCTGGCCGGTGTCGGCCAGGATGGCGATGCCGCCCGCGAATTCCTGCCAGCGGCGCACGATCACGTCGACGTAGCGCGGGTCGAGCTCCATCAGGCGGGCGATGCGCCCGGTTTTTTCACAGGCAATGAGCGTGCTTCCACTGCCCGCGAACGCGTCGAAGTAGACATCGCCGCCGAGGCCGTTGAATATGGCCTCTATCCATGCGATCGGCTTGCTGTGGGCGTGGCCGCCAGATTCTGCGGTGGTGGGAAATGCCTCTACAGTTCTCAGGTGCACCGCGCCCTCCAGCGGCGTGTATTCGTACTCGCCGCGGGTGTTGCTCACGCGTTTTGCCTCCCTGGTCTTGCCATCGCGGATGATGGCGTCGTCAAAACGCCAGCGCGGATCGTCGCCGAACACGCCGCAGGCCTTGTGACGCGCGAGCGGCCGATTGGGGGTGTACCAGCTGGTGACGTTGTCCCAGATCAGCTCGTACTGCGGCACCCATACGCGTTCAATGGCCGCATGGCCGGCAATGGCGAACCGCTTGAAGTCCCAGAACACGAGCAGTTTCTTGTCAGGCGAGGCCGACGGCATGGCGTCGGCGTACAGCGACTCGACCTCATAGGGTGGGTCGAACACGCAAACGTCCCATGAGCCGCCAGCCAGCAGCGTTTCACCGTCGGCGGCGCTGGTGCTGTCTCCGCACAGCACGCGGTGCTCGCCGAGCTGCCACAGGTCGCCGATGCGGGACACCGGCATGTCGGGAGGATCTGGTTGTGCGTCTGGGTCTGAACCGTTGTCGTCGTCTCCATCGCCTAGCAGGTCCGCGAGCTCGTCGGCTGAGAATCCGATCAGGTCCAGGTCGAATCCGTGATCACGCAATGCAGTCAGCTCGGTGGACAGTACCGCATCGTCCCATCCGGCGTTCAACGCCAGCTTGTTGTCGGCGATGACATAGGCGCGCTTCTGGTCGTTTGTCCACCCACAGGCCACGATGACGGGAACCTCGTCCAAGCCCAGGCGCTGCGCAGCCATGACGCGACCGTGGCCGGCAATGATTCCGCCGCGCTCGTCAACCAGCACAGGGTTGGTCCATCCCCAGCTGCGCATCGACTCGACCAGCTGCTGGATCTGCTCGTCAGAGTGCGTGCGGCTGTTGCGCGCGTAGGGAACCAGCGAGTCGATTGGACGACGCTCGATGCGGTCACGTAGCTCAATACTCATTTAACCCAGCCATAGAATATTTAACCAATGCCGCGCCCGCACACTAGCGCGATTTCGCGCTCGATTCGCCCCCGTATGGCGAGGCGCTGGGGAGGACCCGCGAGCTGCGACGATGAGGTGCTGGCGGCCTGTCATGCCTTGCTCGCGTAGTAGCGCGCCTCGCGCTCGAACTGGCGCGGGAACTCGTCGCGGACCATCTGCAGCACGACTTCCTTGATCCGCCTGGTGTTGAACATCTGTGGCACGTCGATGGTCTGCACGGGCTTGATGGGCAGGCGCGCCCTGCCCTCGCGCTGGAACACCGTGCGGCCCTTGTTCGCGATGAACGCGCTGCGGATCAGCTTGCGACCGCCAACCCGCTTGATCTTCACCGTCACGCCCTCGGCCGTCTGCGTCGCCGCGAAGTGAATGACGTTCATCGCCCGCCCGTAGCGCGCCGGCGATTCCAGCGATGCCTCGATGCGCGCCACGCCCTGGCTGTACGACGCGCGCTTGATGCGCAGCGCATCTCTGACCTTCGACGCCGGCAGGTTGAACTCCGACCTTATCTCGCGGCTCATGGCCGTCTTGGCCTTCGCCACGGTGTTGTTCATCGCCCGCACCGCCGCCTGCTGGTAGACCTGCGAGCCAAGCCTGCTCAGCTGGCGCGACACCTCGGGGAAGTTGATCGTGGCATTGACATTCATGGCTTGTCCTTGCGAATCACCGGTTCCAGCATGGTGCCTTTCCGGTTACGGATAACCCTTCATCCGTAACCCATCCGTAACCTTGAAACCCGCACCAGCATTGGCTGGTTACGGCAAATGCGTGGTTACGGATAGTTTTGAATTCGGATGCGTGCGCGCGCCCGCGCGCCTGCGCATGTACGCGCGCATGTTTAAAGGGGGTAGCCGTAACCGGGCGTTTGCCGTAACCGGCCTTATTCCATGCGGGTTTCAAGGTTACGGCTCGGTTACGGCAAGGGGTGTTGCCGTAACCGGCCGGACGCACATCACAGCTCACCCTGGTACTCCTTGAGGTATTGCTCGAAAGCGTCCACCGAGCTGCGCGCCCACACGCCGAACTCCACGTCATCGGGGGGCGGGGCCGGCAGCCACATGCGCACGGTGTCGAATGCGCGCAGCTTGGCCACGCGCACCAGCAGGTCGCCCTTGGCCACGCGCGCCACCATGCGCGCGAACACCGGCTTGGTCATCGGGTAGCGCTCGCCCTCGCAGGTGCACCATCGTCGGTACACGCGGTAGGCCTGGTCCGAGCTGCAGGCGTGCAGCGGCACGGCCAGCTCGCCGCCCTTCCAGGCCAGCCAGAAGCGCTCGGCGTTGGGCCTACCGAGGTCGATCAGGTCCACCTTTGCCTTGGTCATGGGGGGCGGGGCGTAGGGATCGAACCCGCTCAGGTCGCGCGCCAGCAGAAACGCCAGCAGCGCCGGCAGCCCGCCGTTGGCGATGCAGTCCTTGACTCGGTGGTAGAAGGCCTGCTCGCGCTTGTCCGGCGTCCACACCACCAGATAGCGCCGGTCGCTGGCATCGAGCGCGTTGGGCTGCAGCTCGTTGGACAGGAACACGATGTTGACGTGGTTCGCCTCCATGCGCACCGGCATGAACTTGTCCTCGATCTGGATCAGCTTGCCGCTGATCATCGACTTGAGCTTGCCCTTCAGGTGCCGCATTTCCTGCCGGCTCAGCACCTCGTCGCCGACGATGAACATGCGCTTGCTGATCCAGCCGTTGTACTTGTTCTCCAGCTCGGCCTGGCCGACGATGGCCCCGTACTCGCCGAACAGCGGCATCACCGCGCCTTCCCAGAACAGGTTCTTGCCGCTGCCCTCGTCGCCGTGCATGATGATGGCGGTCGGCAGTTTGGCGCCGGGGTGTTGCAGTTGCCAGGCGATCCAGTCGAAAATCCATTCGTGCACCGTCTCGTCCTGTTCGCACAGGTGGCGCAGCAGCTCCAGCAGCGGTTCGCAGTCGCCCGCCTTGGGCGCGATCGGCAGGCCGCCGAACAGGTTCACGCACTCGGGCCCCACCGTGCCGCCGGGGTCGAACACCACGTTGCCCGGCATCACCACGGCGCGCTTGTCCGAATTCATCCACATGCGCACCTCGTCATTGCCGAACGTGTGGCGCAGGTTGCTGATGATGATCGGGATGCGGTGCACCGTGTCCCAGGCGTGGTTGGTGCCGTACTCGTAGCGAAAGTCCCGGAACAGCCGCAGCAGGCGCGTGCTGTCGACCTGCTTCTTGCGCTTTTCGCGCCTGGGCGCGCCGCCCCCGCCCCCGGGCGGTGCAGCGGACGCGCCGCCATCGTCGACATTGGGGGGTTCTTTGTTCATCGGCACCACGTTCGGCGCGGGTTCAGCCATACCGCCGCAACTCCTCGATGCATTCCAGCGCCAGCCGGATCTGCTCTGCCACCGCTGGCAGGCCCTCCAGACGGTGCAGGTCGTTGAAATCCGTGTCCTTGTCGCCGCGCGCGGTGGCGTGATTGAACAGGGGGCGGGAGCGCACCACCAGCCGCGCGCCGGCATCCAGCACGCTTTCCTGCGCGATCTGCGCCTGCACCGCGCCGGTGTTGTGCGCCTGGCCGCGCACCTGCGTGCGCCAGTCGTCGTCGCCGCAGATCACGATCGGGCACGTCGGCAGCAGCTGGTGCACCGACTCGCACACCAGCGGCAGGTTGTAGGCGTCGAACGCCACGAACACCGGCCAGCGCCGCGCACCCGTCAGCAGCTCGATCGCCATGCGCAGGCTCATGCCGGTGGCGTAGCCCTCGCACACGAACAACGGCTCGCCCACCGCCGGCAGACCGAGCCGGCACGCCGTGCCCGTCTTGGCCATGCCCGGCGTGAAACGCTTGGCACCATCGGCGCCGATGCGCTGCACGCCCTTGAGCGACTGCTCGCGCGGCAGGTCGTAGCGCAGCATCGGCACCACGATCCCGCCGTCGGCGTAGCGCACGCTTTCGGCGCGCTCGATGCCCTTGCGCAGCAGGTAGTCGCTCGCGCCCTCGCGCGCCGCGGCGCGCCAGTCGGCCAGCGCGCGGGCCTCGGCATCCATGGCGCGCTGCGCGCGCTCCACCCGGTCGAGTTGCGCGCGGCGCTCGCGCTCGGCACGCCGGCGCGCCAGATCGTCCAGGCGCCGGCGCCGGGCGGCGGGGTTGGCGTCCTCATCGGGATCCGGAAAGCGGTAGCCGCCATCCAGCGCCAGCTTGATCACCGTGCCGATCGTCACCCCGCCCGGCCGCGCGCGAAACCCGCGCCAGCTTGCCCGGCAGGCCTTGGCGTCGTAGTTGGCCGCGCCCTCGCTCCAGCGGTCCCAGGCGTCGAACGCGCCGTCGCCGAACTCGGCTTTCAGCGCCATGCCCACCTGCAGCCACACCTCGCGCAGCTCGGCGCCGGCGATGTAGGTCAGCATGCCATCGGCCTGCTGCAGCGTCAGCGGGGGGCGCTCGGCCAGGGTGGCGGTCATGAGGCTCCGTCCTGACGCGCCTGCAGCGCCTCCATGCGGGCCAGGATGCCGGCCAGCTCGTCCTTGGCCGAGACGAAGGCACGCTGCAGCTCGGCGCCTTCGTCGCGCCGCTCGATGGGCGTGGTCGGCGCGTAGTCGAGGTCGGCCAACAACCAGTCGAGCGCGTCGTGACAGCCATGACGGCGCGCCAGACGCAGGATGAACATGACCTGGCGCGGCTTCAGGCGCTCGGGCCGGTTGGTGTTGAAACAGTCGGCCAGCTTGCGCGCGGCCACGTCGGGCGCCATGTCGGGCCACAGCTGCACCGCGACATACTTGTAATTGCCGCCGCCGATGTGGCGGCAGACGTGCGCCAGCGCGGTGTCCAGGTCCTCGAAGTGCATCGTCATCGGCGGTCACGCGCGTGACCGGTTCCGACGGCTTACGACAAGGTCGGAACCAGTCGTAAGGCGTCGCCCGGTCAAAAAAAAGACACTGGCGGCATGCAGCACCGCCAGCAGTCCCCAAGGAAAGAAAAACCCACCGGCCCGCGCGCCCACGGAGTCGCCAGGGAGGAGGAAAAAAGCGCGCGGGCCAGCGCTGTGCGCGCCAGCGTGGTGGGAAATGGCA